CCGCCTACCTACAGTTGTTGTTTAATTTATGTGTTTTTGTGAAATACTAAATTCCCGTTACTTCCTCAATGTAACCTTCTGCTTCGTCCATCTGGGCTTCACTGCATCTGTATACTTCATATACATAGCGTGGTATTTCCACGGTGACTCCTCTCTGTATCTGCCATGACATTCCGTTTACGGTAATTACTATGTCCTTATCCGCCTTTTTGCCATGCAGTTTCGGAATTTTAACCTTTACCAGTTCCGCATCCCTTCCTGTTGCATTATTTCCGCTTTTAAAGAAACCTTCTGCTTCCTTATCTGCCGCCTTCTCTGCTTCCTCTGCTGCCTTAAGCAGTTCCTCATTCTTACGTTTTGATTCGGATGCTTCCTTTTCTGCTGCTTCTTTAGCTTCCAATGCTTCCTCTGCCTTCTTCTCAGCTGCTTCCTTTGCGGCCAATGCCTCTGCCAGTTCCTGTTCTAATTGGCTTTTAGTCTTTTCTGCCATCTTTTACCTCCTAGTTTGCTACTGCTATGTTGCTGAAATCAGCTGCACAACATTCAACTCTTACGATACCAAGCTGATTTAAAATCTTTGTGGCATATCCTGTTACCTTCCAACCTACAGTGGCTCTCTGATTAAGCGGGTCCTGACCCGATCCTAACGGTTTTGCTATAATCTGCATATTACCACCCGTAAGCTGTACTACTCCATAGGCCTCTTCGCTTAAAAACAGACATCCGTATACTGCAAGTCCTGCCGGTGTTGCTCCCGTGCTTGCTGAAGAATCATTCCATATCTTGGCATTGGATGTTACAACAAATCTTACTCCATACAGCTTTCCGATTTCTCCCTCATAGATTTTCTTGACATTGTCACCGTACTTATTAACATCAATAAAAAGTGGATGTGTTGTTACGTCATTTTCAATGTCCGGGTGTATAATTGCGACATATGAGCCGTTAATCTGTCTTGCATTATTACGCTTCAATATAGTCTTAGCAATTGAAATAACTTTCGGTGTAAGTGTGCAGGTAACATCAAGTCCGGCTCTGCTTACCACCTTCGTCCCGTCTGATTTTGGAGCATATAACACATTAGTTCCAGTCATAAGTTCATTACGTGTTACAATGTCAATGGTATTTGAACCTTGCTCTCCATGTAACTTTGTAAGTTCCAATATAACGGGATCAATGGTTTCCATGCTGATTCTGTCAGATATTTCAGTAAAGGCACCGTACTGCTCAGTCTCTCCTTCAATGATTTCCAGTTCCGGATGAAGACCTGCCGGTGTTACTCCTTCCTGTAATGGTGTCAGTGCGGGTCCGTATGACTTAAATTTTCTCCAGCGTGGTTTCTGTCCCTCGCGCTGTGGCATTGATGCTTTCTTTCCAAACTGTGCATATACAAGGTTTGGAATCGCTCTTCTAAGCAGTTCCATGTCGTAATTATCTTTCATGTCCTTAGACATTTCGGCTCCGCTTGTCACATTGGTGTCGCCTGCAAATCTCTGCAAATTAAGCGACAGTTTTTTATTAATATTCATCTTTTCCTCCTGTTCCTGAGAGACTACAGATATATCTTTTCACCATTTAATACTCTTTCGTATATATCGTCTCTCTCCTCATTAGTCCACGACTTAGGATCACGTCTTACCTGAACAGACTGGCCACTGCTTCCTGCTTCTCCTGTACGCTTCTTATTGGCTTTCACAGAGTTTGCTACCTTTCTGGCGGTATTTTTTGCCACTATGCCTGCCATCTGTGCCTGCAGTTCGTCATGATGTACTACCTCAAATGCAGTTTTGACAGGAACACCCACTGTTACTAAATGCCCAAAATCCTCATTCTGCATTTCCATGTCAATGTCAAAGTCAGGATAATACTCCTTTAAGGCATCTGACTGTCTCAATATTTCCTGCCATGCCTCCATGTTCTGGGTATTTCTTTCCTTTTGGGCCATCTCCTCAGCAAGTCTTTTATTCTGAGCTTCAATACTCTTGATGTGCTTAAGAGTAGGGATGTCTATTCCTCTGTCTAATGCCTCCTGCTCATACAGTGCATCATCATCTGTAATGGCTTTTACCAGTGCCGGAAGGTCCCTTGCATTGGTAACTCCATACTTTTCAGCAAGAATATCAAGTGCCGGGGCAAGCATACGCATATCATCCTCTGCTACCTTGATGTTCTTAATCCTGCTTTTGACGATTTCCTGTGTTTTTTTTGAGAATTCGTCCTTATATTCCCCTTCTATCAGTTCATCAAATGTGGGTCTTGTTTCCGGTTCGTCAGTCTCTCCTTCGTCGTTGTTATCAGTTACATTTTTTCCGTATACCACTTTGGTATCCGTGTTCTGTGCGTCGTCCACAGTTTCTCCGACCGCCTCTCCACTACCTGCAGGTGCGCCTTCTGCAAATCTCTGAAGTTCTAATTTTATTTTTGACATTTTCATGTCTCCTTTCTGCTGTTTTTTAGGGTGCGACCCTTTATTCTTAAATGATATAAAAAAACAGAAGGCTATTTCTAACCCCCTGTTGAAATTATTTATTGAGCCTTACATAATCCGGATATTCTTCCTGTATCATCTCAAATCCCTTTTGTATGAATGATGTGTCAAGGTTACCCGTGTCAATAGTCATGCAGTCAGGTGTATCAGTTAAAATGTCCGCATCATAATACTTAACAAACGTATACACCAATACGCTTACTGATGCACATACTATGTCCTTTCCCGGTTCACCATAACCTGCGTGTCCTCTTACTTCCAGTCTGTCATCCGTAAAACTAATTGTAATCATATGCCCTCCCATTAGTTTACCTGTGTTGCGGCGTTTGCCTGTTCCCTTGAACGTTCATTAAATGGATGTTCACTGTCCTCTTCAAGTTGAATATTTGACCTCTGTGGATTTGGCAATTGCTCACTTTCAAATGCCTGCTGCAGATTGGCAGCCATTGTTGTTCCTTTCTCACTATCAATCATTGCCGCCATCTGTATTAACTGCTGCTTTAACTGGATATTTTCATTGTACAGCTGTGCATTTCCTTCAATCTTCGATACAACATCCGTTTTATGGGCAAAGTCCATTACATCTAAGCAGGCAAGAGCAATATCAGCATTTTGTGGCGAAAAGAAACCGGCTCCATACAGGTTAAGTGCAAGTTCATTCTGACTGTTCTTGGAATACGGATTCTGTTTCTGTGCACTGACTTCCACATCGAACACCGGAAGTCTGTAACCGTCATCAACATCAAATTCATTTCCCTGTGCCTGCGGTTTAAGGTTCTCATTGCTATAAGTAACGTACTCATTTCCTTTCTTTCCCAATATTCTGAACTGGCGGGGCACATCATAGAACTGTCTTATTAGCTCTATTATCATTGTTATTACTTCGCTATATGCCTGATATGCCATTTTATTCTGACTTCTTGATGTCTTGCCCGCACTTTCCTGCAGAGCAGATATGGCTGACCCTGATGTTATTCCTCCACCTACATTACCTCTTGCAACATCAGTATTACCTGTGGTCTCTTTCATTTCGTTTATTTTGTCGTTAATTTTTGTCATTGCTGAACCATTCATATCGGGAGCATCTATCTTTCTTATGCCCAAATCTGAAATGTCACCCCCTACATGTACTATTGGTTTTGTCCAGTCTAAAAATTCTGTTTCATTGATGGTTGACGTCTGTTTTGAGAAATATCTTGGCATTGCGTTCATTAATGCGTTCTTTAAAACAGCCTGATCAAGCATATCTATGTACTTCTGTGGCTCCTTACAAATGTCAATGTATGAGAATCCACACAGACTACCTTCCACAGGAAACATTGTTTCAACCACAAACGGGTACATTCCATGGTCGTACCATCCACGTTCTGCCATGCTTTCCTCTCCGGTTTCTTCCTGAACAGTTTCATATAGTGGCTCACCTGTTTCAGGATTTATCATTGTTTCGCCTGTTTCGGGGTTTATCATTTCCTGTTCAACATCCATGGTTGGACGTTCCGTGTCATTTTCAGTTGCATACAGAATGGTATCACCTGCAAATTTTACGTAATGCAACACACTATGTCCGTTCTGCCATTTCTTGTAATACCATTCAACCAGCAGGCTTTTATCCGTTACATCTACATTGTCATCATACAGATATTCTGCCTTGGTCATAGTTCCGTTTCCCAGCTTGCCTTTAAGTTCCGGATACATTGTCTCTAACTTTTTATTGGATATTAAATTGACGTGGAATACATTATCACTATCCTGTATGTCAACAATACCCGGTTCCCAAAACAGATTTAAAAAATCAACATTCTTGATTGATATGTCTCCTAATCCATTAAGTTTCTGACCGTCCCAGAATATTCCGTATATGGCACTTCCGTCTTTTAATATCTTCCACGACTTGTTACTATACACTTTGTAGAAACCATTCTGCTCCAGCACAACCGGAACTATTGATGTCAATATTTTTGCCTCCTGCTTGTCCCCCTCTTCCCTTGGAAGAATATTCGGCTCCGGGTACGCATCCATATAGTCTGCATATTTTGACATAATGCAATTAAACAGCCATGCAGAAGCCGGTGCTATCTCTTCATTCTTACGCAGCTTATCCCAGTGTCTTCTCTTCCACCACTGTTCATTTTCTATGATACGGTTTTCAAGATTAACTTTTCCCTCCTTGTACTTCAGGAGTATTCCTACTGCTTCCGTTATTTCTTTCTGGCCAATAGGTCCGCTGCTGCTTCTCCTGTCTGATATTACCATGTCGCTTGCAGGAGACATTTTTTCTTCTACAAGATTATTTCTAGCCTTTGTTACATTATCTGCTGCTTTTTTGATTTTTCTTTTTGCTCCAAATTTCATTTTCTATCTCCTTTAATGATATAAATTAAGCGGATCATCTGCCGGTATTTTCTTTAGCGGTGATTCCGGTGGTGTTATCGGTCTTGACATACACATATATCTCCACTCATCCGCCACATGGTCTTCCATGGTGGTATCAATGTCCTCCGGGTTTTTGTCTGAACTTATCAGTACCGGAATTGTTCTGATAAATGCCTCACAGGTGTTAAACACATACATCATTGGATATCCGTTGTGGTCAAATTGTAATCTGTAATGGCACTGCATCCATCCGGCAACTCTTGCATTATCTCCGGGTTCAAAATACACTCCATACTTTTCAGCTGTTTCCGCAACGCTCTCACCTCTTGAGGCATCCCATATGGATGGGTCGGCTATTCCGTATATGTTCTTTCCCTTAAGCCATTTGTGTGTCTGTTCTATCCGGGATATTTCACGAAACTGTTGGTCGGGTGTCATTTTAACACCAACATTTTCTTCATCCTTTTCGCATCCATAGTATTCATGAATCCTGTACATTACACCCTCTTCATCCACTGCCCACCATCCAAAGGAGAATGGTTTGCCATATCCGAAGTCATAACTTCTGTATATCTGCCATCTCTTTGGTGGATCAAACGGTTCTATGACATGTGTATACAATCCGTCCCCATAATGGTCAGGGTCATTAACGAAGTCATCAAAATACTGTCCTTCGTACACATCCCAGTCACCGTCTAACCATGCCTTTCTTCTTTTTGGTGGTAATGCCTCCAACTGACTTATGTAATCCGGCTGATACTTCATCAGTGCCTTATTGTCACGGACTCCTGACTGAATGAACTCATATTCCTCCGGTTTTTCCCCAGAAAGATACTTTTGGTCTATGAATATTCGTTTTATGTAACCATGTCCTCTTCCTCCCGGGTTACACGTAAAGTAAACGTGTTTTGGAAAGTTGTTGACACCACGGACACATACCGCTATATCCTTTATCTGTTTTTCAAGAAGCTGTGTTGCTTCATCAATGAATATTACATCATATTCCGCACCCTGCAGTCTGTCCGTGTCTGACTCCTTATCACAGTACATAAATTCAATCAATGAACCATTCCAGAACCGAAACATCTTGTCTGTCTGATTGTATTTTACTTTTTTCTCTTTAATGAGCGGGTTTAAAAGTTTCCTCATGGGGTCTATATGGTTTCTGTTCAATTCCGCAAATGTCCTTCTGACAATTAATATTCTTATTCCACCGTGCTTAAGTGCAAGCAGTATGGACTTTATTCTTACTGCAAAGGATTTTCCTCCGCCTCTTGCTCCACCGAAGCCTATGTATTTTCTTCTTGCTTTTAGGAACATTTCCTGTTTGGGCTGTGGTTTTGGAAGTTCCAAAATAACGTTACTCATTTATCTCATCCTCCATTTCCTTAAATACCACCTCTACGTTGTTTTGATTTGATTCTTCTCCGTTCTTCATGCTTACAACTGCTGCAAGGTCTTTCAGAGCCGTAGCCACATCCTTTACCGCCCTTGTATCAATTTTGTTAAACACTTTTTCCTTCGCCTTATAGTTTTCAACCACAATGTGGCGGTTGAACTGTTTTTCGTCTTCCTCCATGGTCTTTTCAAGTTTCCTTATGACCTTCTTTGCCGTAATTATTACAGCGGCCAATTCATCAGCCTTTTCGGTTGACAATCTGTTTATTGTTTTTTTGATAATTTTGTCACCACATTGTTTCCTGAGTTGTACCCACCCTTCCTTACGCCCTGCAGCGCATATTTTTTTCAGTGGGTATTTATGCTTTTCGGCCAGCTTTCGGTACGACATCTTTGGGTCGCTTATATATTCGATTTTTATTTGCTCCAACACCTCTTCCGGTCTTTTCTTTTTCGCCACTTTAACCACCTCTCTTTTTGAAATTTTACACAAAAAAAACAGGTGGATTCTAACCCCCTGTTGTACAATAATTTTTTTTTTGCTTTTTTTTCGTGATTTTCGGGTACGTCAATAAGGTCTGTTTCTACTATTATCCCATTTGGGCGTAAACAGACTCCTACCTTGTAAATATTAATACTTTGCTTCGCATATCATCCTGTAGATTTCGCACTTTTCAAAATTACAGTTACAGAATATCTCTAACTGCTTATTTCTGCCGGCGGTACTTTTAAATATCTGGTTTAAACACTTACAGTCATCATAAGGACCTTCACAGCTTATTTTTTGTTTATCGCAACGTAAAAAGAAAGGACACTTTACGTTTACCTCTGAATAGCTTGCCATTATTTCGCTCCCTTCCGGCTTATGCTAAGGGATTTCAACATAGCCCTGCTTTTTTTGTTAAACTCAGGTGTTATCTTCTTAAGCTCATATTTTTGGTATTCATATCCGGTAACCTCCGATACTCCGTACACAAATGTGTCACGGTTTAAGACATAACCGTTTGGAACCCTCGGCTCCTTTCTAAAGCTGTCTGCCTTAATTATTTTTTCCTCAAATGTCGGCTCTACAAGGTTCCTGCTTCTTGAATATCTTGCACCGTGAACATCATCTGCCCTGAATGTTCTGTCAGTCTCTTTGATTAAATATTCCGCAAGAGTATACACATCATCTGTTATTGGAGTAAAGTTGGCAATGCCATGCCACCACTGTTTTTTTATCAGACTGATAATTCCATCTATGTCATTAATTACAACATGGTGATGTATTGCCTTACTTTCGTACTCTGTTGTTGTTATGTATTTGATTTCCTTCCCCTTCTTGCGTAAGTGATATTTAATTCTGTCCATGAAATTTTTAAACTGTTGTTTTGCCAACGCTCTGTCAGGTCTGTGGTTTTTGTCGTATGTGAGAACAACATGATAGCCACCCGACATGTTGAGCTTAATTAATCTGCGCAGATAATCAGTCTGCTTTCTTTTA